TGGCCAACTCCGAGAGTATCAGGACAAGAGAATCTAGACACCTTGATAAAAAGAAAGGGACTAAGGGAAGCTACTCAGCACAACTTAACAGCAGCGGTACAGAACTGGCCAACACCGACAGCGAACGAGGACGCCGCAGGCAGACCTGGAGCGAAGATGCAGAAAATGTTAGGCAATCATCCCGAAGTGAGGAAGCCTTTGGATGGTGGAACATTGAACCCGACGTGGGTAGAGTGGCTCATGGGGTATCCGACAGGACACACCGACTTAAAGCGTTAGGTAATTCTGTCATACCACATATCCCTTATTACATAGCAAAATCAATATTGGAGGTAGAAGATGCATAGATACATAGTCATTGGTCCTCCAGGGACAGGAAAAACTACCTACTTAAAAACCAAGGTTAATGATCTTATTAGATCAGGAACATGTACACCAAATGAAATTGGGTATTTTAGTTTTACCGTTAAAGCGGCGGAAGAGATTAGAGACAGAGTTATGGAGGGAGATAATTTAAGTAAAGAACAAATGAAAATTATGTTTCCTTATTTCTCTACGCTTCATAGTTTAGCCTACAAACGATTACAGTTACAACAGTCGCAGATCATGGATGATAATGACTACGCCGACCTTTCACGGATCACGGCGCACGAATATGTCAATAAAATGCGTAAAGGAAACGGTGTTGATATTGCGATGCCAACAGCGAAGAGTGAGTATCAGGACATTATTAATTTAGCCTACGCTAAGTTTCCTAACGATGAAGATCGTTTATATAAAGTGTTCCGGGAAAAAACGCTCAACAACTACGGCGCACGGCAAATGATTGAACAAATGGATTTAGACTTGCGTAAGTTTAAAGAAGACAGAGACAAGTATGAATACGTTGATTACTTCGTTAACTTTATTAAAAAGCGCAACGCTCCAAAATTAAAATATTTATTTATAGATGAAGCTCAAGATCTATCAGCACAGCAATGGCATGTCGTTGATATGTTACAACAAGAATCAGGAGCGCTAGAAACATGGATAGCAGGGGATGACGACCAAGCAATATTCAGATGGGCAGGAGCGGACATTGAACATTTTATTAGAATGGCTGACCGCCATAATGAAAACACAATTGTTCCTTTAACGCAATCCTATCGTATCCCAATCAGTGTACACACTTTAGCCACAAAAATAGCACAGTCTATTTCACAAAGAATACCAAAAGAATATCAACCCCGTGATGAAGAAGGAGAAAGAAAAGTATCCAATATCAGACCTTTAAATCAAGGATTGAAAGAAGGTGACTGGCTTATTTTATGCAGGACGCACGAAATTGTGAAGCAAGTATCAGAAGCACTGGAAACATACGGGTGGTTGTATAAACGTTACGGATCTTCTGTTATTAGTTTTCGGTTTATTGAAGCTATTCGTGCCTGGACAAATTTACAAAAAGGAGAGAAAATTTCAGGTGTCGATTGTGATATTGTTTATCATCATATGGATAGCACAAGAATAAAAAGAAATTATGGTGTCTTTAAAGGACAGCCAGAAGGTTTTTACGATTTAGATACTCTCATTAAACAATATGGTTTAAGAGAAGAAATTAAGTTATCAAGTACAAGGACAGCAAGGGTGAAAGAGATAGCGTGGTACGATATGTTAAACGGAAAAGGTTTAGTAAAAAGGGAGAAATATTTACGATCTATTATGCGTTCTGGAAATAAACTTGATACGATTCCTCGTATTGAAGTCTCCACCATTCATGCAAGCAAAGGAGGGGAAAGAGATAATGTTATGTTAATTACCGATCTCTCTTATGGACCATACAAAGCATCAACGGAAAATCAACAAGGACGTGATGATGAAGCACGAGTATTTTATGTAGGAGCGACAAGAGCGAAAAAAGAATTACATATTATTCACCGCACCGAAGGACAGTTTGAATATGAACCTATTTTCTTTCATGAAAGGAACTGTGCATGATTTCACAAGACCTTTTAAAAGAAGCAACAAAACTTATTGGGGGAGATAGACAAACAGACTACGGTGACAAATTAAAAAATCATCAGAATATTGCTGACTTCTGGTCTGTATTTTTAAAGAAAAAAATTACAGCGCACGATGTCGCTATTTGTATGGCCTTGGTAAAAGTAGCACGGCTCATGAACCAGCATAAAAAAGATAGTTATCTTGATATGGCAGCTTACGCCGCTATAGCAGGGGAAATAGAAGCAAGAACAAATAAGAAAAATCATTCGTTTGAAGCAGAAGGCGAGAGAAGAGGAAGAAAAACATCTGAAGCTATTGCAGAATGGCATGAGGAAAGAAAAAAATGAAAAATAAATATAGCCTAAATCGTACAAGTAGAGGATTAGCTTATAATTTAGATGAAGATCTAATCATAAAAGAAAGTAGAGAAAAAGGTTTTACTTATGGTGAGATAGCAGAAGAGCTAGGTAGAACAACAAAGTCTGTAGAAAGAAGGATTAAAAGACTTAAAGTAGGTACATCATACTATAGTCCTAGACTTTCTGTTAGCTCTGTTCCTTTCGCTGGATCTCGTAAAGGAGATATTACAGAATTAGAAATGAGTGTATATTTATGGAAAAAGGGATGGGAAGTATTTAGAAATCTTTCAAGCTGTGGGCCAATTGATTTAGTAATGTTTAATAATAAAACAAAAGAGCATTATTTTATTGATGCTAAAACATCAGCTCATAGGGTTTCAAAAAATGAAAAAAATAGAATTGAAAAAATATATACGGCAGTATTTACAATGAAAAAAATTTCAGATTATGAAAATGAAAAAGTAATTGAATTAAAAAATACTGTTAACAAAGAAGATAAAATAGAAATATGAAAACTCAACCTAACTGGTTTCCTAAAGTACACCGCATGCCTAGTGAATGGGTACAGCCTGATACTTTCCCTGATCTATCAGGTTATGATGAGATCTCTATTGATTTAGAGACACGAGATCCAGAATTAAAGAATAAAGGTCCAGGCTACATTCGTAAGCACGGTGAAGTAGTAGGGATTGCTATAGCTGTAGACGGGTGGGAAGGATACTATCCCATTGCCCACGAAACACCGCCCAATATGGATAAAGAGTTAGTTACCAGGTGGTTGCGTAAGCAGTGTTCGTACGAGTCTGTCAACTATATTTTTCATAATGCTTTCTATGATGTGGGCTGGTTAACAACAATGGATATTGACATCAAGGGAAAAATAATAGACACTTTAATTGCTGCTCCTATAGTGGATGAAAACAGGTTTCGATTTGACCTAAACTCATTAGTAAAGGATTATCTACAAGAGTCTAAATCGGAAACCCAACTACGAGAAGCGGCAAAAATGTGGGGCTTAGATCCAAAAGCGGATTTATGGAAGCTTCCAGCCTCACATGTTGGAACTTATGCAGAGCAAGATGCTGCTGTAACGCTACGCTTGTGGCAACATCTGCAAAAAGAAATTGCAGGACAAAATTTAATAAATATTTTTCAATTGGAAACTGACTTGTTTCCTGTGTTATTTGAAATGAAACGCAAAGGCGTTCGAGTTAATCTTGACAAAGCGGAGATAATAAAAAATGATTTACAAAAAGAAGAAGAAAAACTTTTACAATCGATTAAGAAACTGGCAGGTACATCTGTGGAGATCTGGGCTGCGGCTAGCGTGGCGAAAGCGTTTGATGCACTATCGATTCCTTACAATCACACTGAAACAGGGAAACCAAGCTTCGATAAAAACTTTTTATCAAGTCATGAGTCTCCTTTGGCGAAGATGGTGGTCAAAGCCAGAGAAATTAATAAAGCGAGAACCACATTTATAGATAGTATTCTAAAACATTCACACCGGGGAAGAATTCACGCCGAGATACATCAAATGAGAAGTGATCAAGGAGGAACAGTAACAGGGAGGTTTAGTTATTCTAATCCAAACTTACAGCAAATTCCTGCAAGGAACCAAATCATTGGCCCCTTGATTAGATCTATATTTATTCCTGAGAAAAATCATCAATGGGGTATATTTGATTACTCGCAACAAGAACCACGGCTCGTGGTCCACTATGCGGCAATAAAAAGTTTCACAGGAGCTTCTAAGTTTGTGGAAGCCTATCAAGAGGAGGAAAGTACCGACTTTCATAGTTTAGTTGCTGAGATGGCTGATATTGGTCGAAAACAGGCAAAGACCATAAATCTTGGTCTATTCTATGGTATGGGTAAGGGTAAACTAATGTCGCAGCTTGGTGTAGACCAGGAAACAGCGACAGACCTATTAGTGGCGTATCATGAGCGTGTTCCGTTTGTAAAAAAATTAATTAATGACACAATGAATAGGGCGGGTAAGAAAGGTTATCTTCGTACGCTCCTTGGAAGGCGTTGTCGTTTTGATTTATGGGAACCCAGTAATGAATGGGGATCAAAAGCGCTACCTTTAAAAGAGGCAACAAATGAATATGGCGAAAGTATGATCAAGCGTGCCTGGACATATAAAGCCTTAAATAGATTGATACAGGGATCAGCTGCGGACCAAACAAAGCAAGCCATGGTCAATTTACACAAAGAAGGGTACACGGCCCACATACAAGTCCACGATGAATTAGATTTTTCTATTGCAAGTGAGAAGGATAGTGCTAACATTAAAGA